CAGAACGTGAGATTGCCTGTCTTACTTCTAGTTGATACTGCCTGTAATCTTCTGCATAGTCTAAGCCGTGCATCTGTTTAAATCGCCAGGTAACACCTAATTCTATCAGTAATTCATCTAATATGCCTGTATCAGTATCAACTGTAAAAGCTGCCTGTGATGTACCATCTGTTTTCTGATTCCAATGAGAGCTAACATACTCAAAGCCTATAGTTTCAGTAGCCGTAGGTGTTGGAGTAATGTCAAACTTCAAGGCATTAGAACTAGACTTTAGCCTAAATCTTTGTGTAATACCTGCACTTGCTGTTCCATGCCTGTCTAACTGATATTGCTGTGGTGTTAATGGCCCTGTAAACTTGTCTAAGTCAGTTCTATTAAAAGCTGTATCACTTACAAATCTGTCAAAATCAGTTGGTAGATCATAAGATTGTGTGCCAGATGCTGTCGAAAACGTATGCTCTTTTAATAGTATAGGCCATGCAGTAGCCCTCATTAACTGTTTGCCTTCACGTTGGCATAAAGCTAATAACTGTCTTGCTGTAGGGCTAGTGTTAGAGATAATTGTTGTTTCTCTCTCAAAACCTGTAAAATCAGCTACGTTTTGGCATATCGTCAATAGGCTCATCTGGTATTCCTAAATTAAGTGGTTTGTGTACTTTTTCTATCTTAGGCTTTGATTTAGTTTGTAATTCTGCAATTCTTTGTAACTCAACATAAGGCTCACCAATATTACGCAATATCTCAACATCTGCATCTGCCAACTGTTCTACAGTTTCTATACCAACAAGTTCTAACTCGACCCTTCTTGGCTCACTCATTGCAGGTAATTCTTTTAGTGAAGTGCCTTTTGCTTTTGTCTTACCTTTTGTCTTTTTGTAGGCTTCCCATTCAGTTGGAAACCTTGATAAATCCTCTGGTCTTACAGGACATTCAAAAACATCCTTCATACCTTTAATCGTGATCCTTACAAAATCACGCATCTTTCCATTGAACTCACGTTCATAGAATTGTGGTTCTACACTCATAAAATCCCTCCAGATTAGTTAGTAAGGGGCAAGTTACCCTGCCCCTAGTTTTATTTACATAGGAAAATCACAGATAATTTCTTTATCTGAAATGTCACCTGCAATCGCACAAATATGATCTGTGGCTGCTGTAACAACATCTAACTTTCCATCAGAACTTCCTGTTGGTGTTAGGTTGCTTCCATCTGATCCTGCTGTAAGTGCTGCTGCCATTGTTGCAGGCCCTTTGATTTGAACCCAACAAAATTGTCCATCAGTAGGTGTAGATTGAAGAATACCTGCTCCAATTTCTACAGAATCAGATAGATCACTTGTTACCTTGAAGGTCTTGTAACCATCCAATGTATAGTAATATGTTGCATTACCACTAACGGCTGCTACACTACCTGATCCAGTATCATACTGAACATATTTATATATTCGTGTACCATTGGTTTCATCAATGATAGCACCTAACTGACCTGGCTTAAATTCTGCTGTGTCAGCTACGGCTGTTGGGTCAATACCCATTACTGCTGCTATTGTCATAACAACTTCCTTTCTATTTAGTTAATGTTATACGTGAATAACTCCTTGTAAGGCTCTGTTACTACACGTTAAATTTCCGCTCCAAAACATTGGCTGAACTAAAGCATCCTGCGAAACTGACATTCTTGATTCACCAGGAACAAAGTTTCTGTTAGCTGCGACTTCCAATCTTAGATAATCTGTATTCAAGAAATACATCTTATTTGTTGGACAAGCATCGTCAAAGATCACGTCTGAATTAAGATACTGAACACTTGTAAATCCAGAGTTTGCTAATGTATCAGATGTAACTCTCTGAATAGCCTGTAATGAGCCTAAGAAGGCTTTGTAGGCATTTGCATCAGCCATAATTAAGTCTGGACTATCTGCGCCACGAACAAGACTCAAGTAAATATTATTCATATCTGCTTGGACATTTGCTGTACTAAATGCAGAACTTGTTGCAGTTATTTGAGCATTTTGGAAAAAGGTAAATGTAGAACTGTTAATACCACCTACTGTACCTGTTCCTGCATCTGCTACAAGTAACTGTAAACCACCGATTTCTTTACCACCAGAACCAGTACCATCAGAATATAGTGATGTAGACAATGTATTCATCATTGTTTTTTCTAAAACACCAATTCTTGACTCAAGTAAGTTGATAACAGCTTCAGTACCAGAGTTTTGAATTTGCTCTAATCCTGAGACTGTTACATTACCTGCAAGTTGCTTATATTCGAATGTAGCACTTGTTAACACATCTGAAGGAGAGACGTCTAATGTCTCATATCCAGAATAGAACCCAACTGTGCCGTTTGAAGCATACTCAAGTTCTCTAACAATTTGTCTACCAGTAACAGTTGTTACGTTACCATTCTCATTTAATCTTCGTAGCAAAGCATTATGATTTGTTACGTTATCAGCCAAACTTTTAGATCTGTTTCTAAGAGTAGTGGTGATTATTTCCGATAAATTTGGACTTGCCATAATCTATCCCCTTTCATTATTTTCTAATTGTTGAATTGATTTCATAATTGTGTCTCTTACAGACAAACCAGTTGGAAGTGCTTTTTCAGCAGGTGTTGGGTTACCTCTAACAGTTGATCTCTGTGCTTTTTTTGCCTTTTTCACAGCTTCGGTCTTAACCTCTTTCTGTGTCTTGGTCGCTGCATAGTTATCCATCAAACTCTGTCTAAGTTTAGGGTCTGCATAGATAGCCATTTCATAAGCTGACTCAAGGTCTTGTGCTTGGTTGCCTTGTATCAATACTCCCATTCTATCCCTGACTTCTTCAAAGTGTGGATATTTAGGGTTGCCATTGGCATCTTTAGCACTTGCAAATTTGTCGATCATTGACTGTGTGTCTTGCTGAACACTTTGCATTTGTGTCTGTTGTTGTTGATTAAGAAAACCTTGTAACTGGGCTACTTGCTGTTGCAATGCTTTCACTTGTGGGTCTGCGTAATCATCTTCGGCTGTGTCCATTCCGACTTCCGACATATCTACCCCATAATTTTTAGCTAACCATTGGATCGCTTGTTTTGGGTCTTTACGCAAATAATCGTGGGCTGCGAGTAACTGTCTTACTGCGCCAACCTCATCCATTCCTGCCCTTGAGAAATCATCCATATGTGGTTTCATGATCTCGTCAAAGGCTTCTTGTCTCTTTCGGTACTTAGCTAATGACTGTGTTTTCTTTGTATAATCACCCTCTAAGTCCTTGTATCTTTTCATAAATAAATGCTGTCCTGTAGCATCCATTTCATTAAACTGTTCTTTAAAATCATTAGGCCAATGTTGTGGAGGTGTAATAGCTTCTAAGGGCTTTTCTTCCTCTGCTTTTTCTTCAACCTCTGTTTCAGCAACTTCTTCTTCAGTTTGTTCTGTTGCTTCTTCTGTTTCCTCTGTCTCTTGTGGAGTTTCGGCTGTTTCTTCTTGTGGTATTTCCTGATTAGCCAACACTCTGTTCAATGTCTCACGAACTGTCTCTGATGCTGACTCATTAGTAGCTTCTGGGCTTGTTGGCGCAGAATCTTGAGTGCTTTCTAGCTGTTCTAAATTTTCATTCATTTTAATATATGGTTTTGTTCATTCCCTACTTCTATAAAGTTATTTTTACGCAAAAACTCTCTATGCTGTGATCTTGACGTAATCCAACCAAAATCTTTCATATTCTGATATGGCTCTATGTCTCTCATCAAATTTACAGAATGAGATTCTATTGCTTCCGATTTTTCAACAAGTTTGCCGTTAACATGAATGTAAGTTTTCTTACTCATCTCATAAGCATCCTTGCTGCTTGTTGGCGCATTTCTGCATCCATCTTACGAGCAGGTCTATTAAATGACCCTAATGCTTGGACAAACTCTTTACCAAACACTTTCGCAAGTATTCCCATAAGAGGGCTGTCTACAGCTTCCCTTACTATTTCTTTTTCTTGTTCTGATAATTCTGCATAGGCTTTCGCAGCCATTTCCATATCTACCTGCATTACACAAAGTCTCCTGGATTACCGAACAACCCTAGATTAGCTGCACGTTGTTGTGGTTGTGTCATATTTCTAGTTTTTAAAAGATCAACTAATGTATTGTTTGCATAACCATAAGGCTGATAGAGATTACCCATACCAGAATATAAAAAATTAGGACTTTGCAAGTAATTCACAGCCAAATCATCTGATACAGGTGGTTCTGTTGGTTCTTCTTCTATAGGTACTGTTTCAGCACTCATTCTTCGTCTAATTATCTCTTGCTCATTATTATCATCGCCACCCATTGTAGGATCACCAAAGGGATTACCTGCATTTAAGCCTGTATATGTTGTTACATCTGGTAACATTACTGATAAAAGACTCATGCCACCAAAAGCAGGGCCATAACCTGTAGCACCAATAATATTACCTTCAGCATCAAAAGATGCTTTGCCACCTTGTCTAAGGTTTTCAGCTATCTTTTCTCTAAGACCAAATATATCACCAGGCCCTACATTGATTTGTTCTTGTGTAGGATCAAAACCTCTTTCATCTATTTCATTTTGTTGTCTTGCAAAAGTTTGTACGTCTTGAGTGCTAGGCTGTAAATTTATACCTTCTATTTCACCTCGCCTAGCTTTGTCAGCAACATCACGTTGTTGTCTTGCATAGACTGCTTTTGAAACGGCTTGTTGTTGTGGTGTATCACCTGCAAAACCACCTGCATCACTTGGATTGCTACCAATGCCAAATTCGTCAAATCTTTCTTGTGCTTCTATGGATTCGTCTGAATCATTGCTGCTAGGACTATCACCCATTATAAAATCACCTTTTTAAATAAGTTATTCTTTGTTCGTCTAAATTTTATCTGTGTGCCTTTGCCATAAAGACCAATGAGATATTTTCTGCCTTCACTCAACATGGCTCTGACATCACCAAACGGCATAATAACTTCTACAAGCCAAAGATTATTGCCACCGACAAAATCCTGACCAGTTATGTGATTATTACCTTTTTCATATTCACTAGATGCTTCATCAGTAAGCCAAGCCCAAATCATAAAACCCTGTGGATTGTTTTCACCATCCCAGACACGAAACTGATAGTTGGCTATTGCAGGTAAGATCAATCTGTAAATATCACTTACTTTATAAGCTGCATGATGCCTAGAATGACCCATAAGCCAAACCATACGGCCTAGTGCTTCGCTGTTGTTCATTTTAGCCAGTTACGATTTTAGCTGCGTCTATTTCTAGTTTTTGCTGTTTTAACGCAACGTCTGCTTCTGTCTTTTGCCTATCAAGATCAAGTCTGGCTACCTTAACCTGTGCATCTGCCTGTGCTTGTGCAGTTTGTGCCTGTACTTTAGCAGCTTCTACCTCAACTAACTTATCAGCAGGATTAGCCTGTGGTTGTGGTGGTTGAATAGCTTCCAAACTTTCTTCTAACTCCCTAGCACCTGGAAAAGCCCTAGCTGCAAATAATAACATCTGTTTTGCCTGGTCAAACCCTAATGCACCAGAACTAACCAATGGCCCTACAGATTGTAAAAACTGTACTGTGGCAGTTAAAAACTCGGTTCTGTTCTTTTGATCCATAGCTGAATCAATCGCACTAGACTCCTCTGTATCAACAGATATTCTATAACTTCTTAGTCGGTCATCTCGCATGACTGCGACCACCTCTGGAGGAATAGCAATCGCAGTCATCTTTTCAAGCAAGGTTGGCTCTAAATTCTCAACAAGTAATTCAGCCTTTAACTGCATAATTTTGTCTAAAAACTTCTCAATATTGCGCTGTCTGTTGACTAAACGCATTGCACCAAACTGACCTTTGATCCTTTGTGCCGTTGCCGTTTCCCTAGATGCAGACTGACCTCTCATAATATCACTAATACCTGTGATCTCATAAATGGTTTCTATGACTATCTGCCTTGATTGATATAATGCAGTTAATGCCCTAATAAGGTTGTCTAATGGGGCTTCTTGCATAACATTAGCAAGGCCACCACCTGCCTGTAACATAGCCATGTTATCTACTGGGATAAATTCATTATCATCAGCATCGGATAATCTAATCAGTTCTTGAAAACTAGCATCATACACACCTCGCCTTTTTAGGGCTTCGGTAAGTGCTGCAATCCTTTGTGTAATCAAATCTAGTTCAAATATCTGATCTTCATAGATAAACAACTCTGGTACTGGCAGAGTGGTGTCGGTAGTGGAGACTGCATATAACGGCTCTGGCATTGGCCAAAATCCATCTAAATTATAAGGATCGTCAAAGTCCTCTAATATTTCATTAAAACTTGTTGCAACAAATATTTGTTTACCAGACCTCTTATCCCAAATCTCATAAACTTCAGCCATATCTGGTTCTGGATTGTCCTGATAATCAGACATTTCTGTTGATCTGTAAGTCAGAGGTATCTGCTCACCTTGCGTTCCATAATAATCAACTAAGTCCTGCCTAGATAATAAATGCCTAAAAGCAATCCATTTAACATCTTCCCAACATCTAGCAGGTGATATTGTCAAATCTGACCAATTGACGTGTTCACAGGTAATTGATTGTTCTCCAATAAACTCAACTGGATCACCCTCAATAAACATACCTCTTGAATCTTGCTTGACATTCTCCTGGTCAACTTCATTGCCATCAGGATCAAGTAGTCTTTGCGCAACCTGTACTTCACCCATTTGACCTGGTGCAACTTCACCAATACCAGTAATAGGCTCAACTGTAACAGGTATTCTTTCTGGCTCACCAGTAACTAAAACAGGATCATACCTCAACCTTATAGCACCACGACCAACAATCAGCATATCCTCAATGGCTTTCTTTACTGCATTGTCAAAGTCGTAAATATCTAGCTGATACTGTAAACCTCTTTCAACAACTTCAGCAATAGTCCTACCAATAGGATCATTTGTCTTAAATCTACGACTAACCTTTGGCTTCGGTGTTTTAAAATACAAAGCAGACTTCAAAGTATCAACATTAGAATGAAATATATTCATCCTAGTCTCACGTTCAAATCTGTTTACATTATCATCACGATACCTCTGAACTATGCCTTCAGCACGTTCTCGCCAGTTTTCCTCAAAACGTCTAGCCTTTAATATCTGATCGTTCCAATAAGCAGCCCTGTCAGCTTTCTTAGTTGGTTCTCTGTCAAATCCATATTCCAATTATAATCTCCGCGATCCTGGTCGGCTTACGTTGTCCAAACCACTCATCATTTCCTCAATCGTTGGCTTTCGCCAAATATCCTCATCAATCTCTGGGGCTTGTCTTGTAAATGGCCTACTCATACAAGCATAACGAATATCATCTGCTGCATGATCTTCCTGTGTCGTATCTATATCTTCCATTCTGTGCTTATCGTGGGTCAAAACTGGTAAGGTTCTAATAGTGTCAACGCAATCACTAAACACATAAAGCATAGGAACTCCATCATCACCCATCAACCTCTGACGAACCTGATCCCATCCTGCTACCCTCGAATTATCAGCCCTTCTAAAGCGAACACCACATTTACCTAATCTTTCGCCAATAGATGGGCCACCATCAAACTTCCAAATGCTAGGATCACCAACACCAAAGTCTATTCTTTCACCCTTTTCCATTGACCGAATACCACTACCAACTTCTTCGGCAGTCATTCGCAAACCTCTATTTGGCCCTGCTGCTCCATACCACTCACGATACCTAATCAAAGCATCATCTGGTATAGTCTCATGTCCTTCAGCTACAGCCCACCAACCAACACTAAAAGGCGATGCACTTCCCCAATCAAAAGACCTAAACTTAGTCCAATGATGTGGTATCTCAAATGGTCTTATAACGTGTAACTCACGTTTCCATATATCTCCAAAGAATGATCCGACAACTAAATCCCAATCACCCTCTCTTAATGCTCTGCCTAACTCCTCTGGCAAACCACTAAATGAACTCGCATAAGATGGATCAATGTATTTGTTATCTTCCATCTTCGCAGGTATATACATCGACAACCAACCCCTATCTTTTGGATTATTAGGGTCACGCATCGTATGATCGTAAAAATACGTTTCACTTGGCGCAGGGTCGATATACAAAGCCTTCAAAAAATTATGTGATTGACCACCTGGATTGGCAGTCATAATCAATCTTGGTAAGTAATCTTTCTGAACAGGCTCATAAGACCCTAATCTCATTCTACTCTTAATATATCCAAGCTGATAAGCATTGAACTGACCTGCTTCGTCAATCAAACAAATATGTATTTCTGTTCCTTGAATACGATCACAGTCACTATCACGTTCTAAATACTGAAACTGTATGCTCGATCCATTGTAAAACTCAAACCTTTTCCTCGTCTCGTTAAAAGCACCTAACTCACTAGGCATCTCTTTCTTCAAAGGCTGAATGTGATTACTGTCTAACTCTGGTAATGACCTTCTAAAAATAAAAGCATTTAAACCAGGGTTCTCCAGGCAGAAACCTATTATATCCCAACGACCACTATGAGACTTACCTCCACCTGCTGCCCCACCAAACAATATCTGCTTGGCTTTGCACTTGTGTAACAAATCCTGTTTAGGCTGTGGTGTGTAGTCTAGTTTTATTAGCTTCTTAGACATTAAGACTTATCTGGGAAATAACCCCACCTTATCAATCCGTTGTTACCATCCCACCTTATGTCTTTAGCTTTAACTTTATACTCAAATAATTTAGATGGAGTATTTTCTTTTATTGGCAACATACTCATCAAATCTTCCATTGTTCTAAGGTTTTTTTCTTCTCTTAAATCTATGGTTTCACTATCTTTTCTTGCCTGACGTTGAGATTTAATTATATCAGATTGTGTAATCTTGCTTTCATCTACAAGAAACTGAGCATCAGATTTTATAGGTGTAACTAAATCACCTGGTCTTAAATCATTTGTAGGACTTGCTCTGTAAACAGTAATCTCTGCATCTGGATTACCCTTGATCGCAAACAACTTTCTATAAAAATCAACTTCTTCTTTGAATTGTGGTGTACCTCTACTAGAAGATATAAAAAACTTTAAATTCTCATAATTATTACCAACATCTGTAGAAAACGTGCCAAAACCCTCTGGTGTAAATTCTTCAGATATTCTTAAATTCATATCGTGTGCAGGTGGCCCAAACTGAGTAGGTACACCATCAGCAGCATGACCAGAACTTGTATCTCTTGGTGCATCCTTTTTATTTAATTCAGCTTCTATTTTCTTTTTCTGAAAATCTAGCTTTATTACATTATCTTTTGGAGGTTTACCACCAGATAAACCCATAGCCAAAGCATTTCTAGGCATAGCATTAGGTAACAGCTTAGAACCTAACAAAGTGCCACCAGTTACATTCATGGATGTATCAAAGGCTAGTTTTTGTATCTCCTCTGGTTTTAATTCACCTCTCATAGCTTGGCCAAACTTCATTATACCACTATAAGCATCTTTGGCTATTGGTGGGAAATCTATATTAACACCTCCAGGTCGATCTAATCTTGGGCTATCATCGTAAGGCCCTATGTCTTTTGAAAAAGGCATAAAATATGATGCTAAATTACCTAATGTCATTTGGCCCTGTATTGGCCTGGTTCTTTGCTTCGAGAAAGCATCACTTGGCTGAAAGAACCTAGAGTTGAATGGATTGTCCTTGTTCTCGGACATTAACTTCTGTGCCATCATGTTTTTGGCGAATTTGTTGCTTTGCATTTCCATGATGGTTACCTATGGTTGACGACAACCTGTAATTTTTGTTTTTGGTTTACGACAACCAAGTGGTGTTTAATTTTTGGTGCGTGGGTATGTGTTTACATATCGACTTCGTTGTCGCAAAAAACCTAGCTGTGGGGCTTTGCCTGGGGGCTATATAGTCTGCAATAGTCTGTAGATATTCTGTAATCGTTACTGACCAACAGTTTAATCGTCTAGTGTAACAGGTTTAGCACCTGTCGCACTAATGTCTATGGTTTCTGCTGCGTTGTCTCTTTGTATATTTATCTGTACTGCTAAGTTATTGTTTTTATTATCGTTATTACCAAATATTTCTTTTTGTGTGCGTTCTAAATACCAACTATCAGCCTTCCAATCACCTCTTTTACCTGCCTTTGCGATGTTCGACAGCCTAGAAACTACAGCCATGCTTTCGGCTTCACGTACCAAACTAGCAAACTGTGGATCACGTTTAACCCACCGATTAAAGCTATCATAACTCACACCACTCGCTTGAGCAGCTATCATCTTTGGATTACCATCTCGCAGTAATGCAAGGATTGCTTCCTTTACCTCTGGTGTATCCTTATCAAACTTCTGCACATGATCGACTTTTCTCGGCACAATGGTTGTCGGTTGTCGTGCCTTTTTATCGTTGGTTGTCGTTTCAACTACTTTCCTAGCTAACTTAACCTTATGCTGAATATTGCCCCAACCCTCTTTCTTAGCCCTCTTGGTAATCGATTGTCTTGAAACATCATAGTCATTAGCCAAAGAGTAAGCTGACTCACCATTGTTGAATCTAGCTTCTATTTCAGCCCAATTAATTCCAGGTTTTGATTGATTGTTTCTCATAATAAAATACTGCTCACCTCATTGCTAGTCTGGTTAGGAAAAAGAACGTAAGCAATAAAATTTGCAGTATATAAAAAACATACCCATATTTTGTCTGGCTTGTCTAGTGGATACAAAATTTTTTTTTCAATCACGTTTTTTATCCTTGTTATGTATAAATGTTTTACAAATTTCACAGATAAAACTTTCCCATTTTTTGTCATCAAAATGATAAACAGCCCTACAATTTTTACATTGAACTAACTCACTCATTCTTTAACTTCTCTATCAATTCCATCAATATGACTGTCCATCTCAACTTAGCTGTATCTTTATTACATCCTAAAAACATAGCTATCTTGCGCCAAGAAAACTTAGATGCTCTAGCCCATATTAATTCTTTCTGTGGTTTATCGAGATACACTAGCCACAATAAGGCCTGGTCGCATCTATCAATCTGATCACCTGTAGGCTTTGGTCGTGAGATAGTATAATCATTGTACCCATAAGCCTGGTTAGGATCATTAGGATAGTTTGGCCAATGTATCATCTTCTGCTTTTTCATTACTGGTGGCATACGATTAAGAACATCAACCATTTCTTCAAACCTATCAGCTAGTTCTACGGCAGTATATTCAGCCATTATGTTACTCCAAATAAATGTAGATATTTTGCAGGACAATGTAATCTGAAATCAGGATCATCAGGTGGTGGACATTTAGATTTAAATATCCAATTATTTTTGCCATAAGCCCAAGACCTTGCTCTAGCTTCCCATGTTGATTGTTCTGGGTCAGACTTTGCAGCAGCCTTAAACTCATCTGTTATGTTATTAAAAATCTGAAAAAGATAAGCACGAACATTCCCCTCTGGTTTATTTTCAAGCCCCCTTCTTAAAATAGTAAGAACTAACCTGTCTTTTTCTTCCTTGCCTTTATAACCAGAGTTGTGAGCCATTTTTAGTAACTGTCCAATAATATTCTCACCATCTTTGTAGGTAGTATATTCTGCTAGTACGTTCTTATAATACTGCCATTCATTTATATCAGTTGGAGCAGTTTTTGGCTGCTCTGCCTTTTGTATCTTTTCTTTACTTAGTATATCTCTATACTTAGTAATGTACTGATTTGCCGTATACGGCTCAGCCGTATCCGATAAACCAGGAAATGGTGAATCATAAACGTAATAGCTAAAACTAGAGTATTTGCCCTCTGTTCGGTGTTCTTCTCTGACAATATATTTTCTCTTAACTAGTTGGTTTATGACCCTATAAGTTTTATCTCTCCCAAACTTAAATCTATTTTGTATATTTGTAGGTTTGACTATCCAGTTACTTGGCTTGGACAACAAATAAACCATAACTGCTAGGCAATCACTATCAAGGCCCTCATCATTGAGCATATTGTTAGGGATAACACTATAGTTCTCTTTCAAGGTTGATTTGTTAATAAACTGTTCGCTCATATTAAAACATCTCTAATTGATTATCTTCTACAGCCACAAATTCTTTATCTTTGATAAAACCTGCCAACTCAGCATCTCTTAGTTTTTTATATAATTTGAAATCTATTTTTTTTACTTCAGCCATAAGATTTTCGTATATTTCGTCCATTCTAGCCTGTTCATCGATAGATAAACCGTTATCAATTAGAATGTTAGTCATAGTAATTAAACACCCTTCTAATCACGTATGATCTAATTAAACTGATAATGGTAAAGGCTAGACCTATGGCTGCTCCATCCGACAAAGTTACATTGTAACCAAACATAGGTAAGACAATCAGATTAGCAAATACAGCTACCATATAGCCTATAATTACATTCATAATAGCTTCAACTGCACTTCTTCGTCTTGATTGCTTATACACTTTCTTCACTTACCCTAATTGCTAATAATATCTCTGCTGCTACCTGTGGCACTATGCTATTACCTAAAGCCTTTAACTTTTTGGCTCGGTCTTTTTCTCCTGTTGTAACTCTTGGGATGTGTTCTGGTTCTCTGTCGAAATGTCTAAGTAACCCTCTGGATATCCCATCAGCCATGTCACCCACTCGCTGTTTAAAGTTACTAATCCTGTTTTTTGTTTCTCGATTAATGCAACTGTAGTTTCCAATGTTGCTCCCCATTTTGTTCCATTTGCTGATATTCTTGACTTCCCATCTTTTGCTATTTTTCCTTTGATTGCTCCTGTGTGTGGGCCTCTTGGAGTTGCACTTGGAGTCGGCCATAGCTTCATCGTGTCTGCTAGGTTCAAAGAGTGACTGCTCTTTCCATCCTTGCTCAATCGTCTGTTGTTCTTGGTCAACACTACGTCTGGATGCTCTGTTTCCTGTGTTGTTGGTGTTGGTAGTAAGCTGTCCGATGATCCAAACTCTGTCTCGTCTATGTGGTGCGTTTTTGGCACAAGCTGGAATAATAATCGCCCTTGTGGTGTATCCTTCGTTTTCCAAGTCAGTAAGCACTTGGTCGAGGCCCAATTTGACATGACCAGCAACATTTTCAGCCAAAACGTATCTTGGTTTGCAACTTTTGATAATTCGTAACATTTCTGGCCAGAGGTGACGTTCATCTTTTTCGCCTTGTCTTTTACCTGCTTGACTGAAGGGTTGGCATGGGTATCCTCCTGTAACGATATCAATTCTTCCAAGTCTAGTTGCATCTAATGTCCTAACATCGTCAAAGATTGGAACGTCAGGCCAATGCTTTTTAAGAACCTTTTGACAGAAATCATCCATCTCACAAAAAGCAACTGTTTCATAACCACCAATAAGTTTTTCGGCTGCATAACTAAACCCACCAATACCAGAGAACAGATCAAGTAATCGCATCGCCATCTCATAGTATCTCCCTAGCCAAATAACAGAATGTTGGTAAATCTAGGTCAGCTACATATCGCTTATCGTAGGTCTTTTCTAATTGCACAAAGGCTATCGGCACTCTTACTCTGATTGGTAATCTGTCAAACTTATACACTAAAATAGGAATTTTCCTAACAAGGTCAGATGCAGTACAAACCTGTTCCCACCACTCATCTTTTGGCAAATAGCCTTTGGCATATCTCTTACATTCTATGCAGAATGGCCAACTAGGATCGCTACTAATCAGATCGCCATGATCGGCAGTCCTAGTCTGCTCTAAATCTCTGTGTAACTTGATACCTAATTCATCATCTAATAGACTTGCTACCTGTAATTCAAACCTAAGACCCTTGTTGCGAGAATTAGTCAATTAAACCACCTTTAATAACAAAAGTTGGCTTTCTAACTACCCTGCCATAATCAACTTCTTTAGCTGCTCTAGGATCATCTTTGAAAGCATCTGATGCTTGTTCTTCTGGATCAACAGTACGTTCTATGTGCGTATCCATAATCTTTCTAAGTCTACGTCTTTCAACTAATACTTTTGTCCTACAAGGTCTGCATTTTGTGTGATACCGAATACGATCATAAGAGTCTCGAAACATACCATACATAGATATGTCTTTATTCTGTCTACATTCCTTGCACTTTTTGGTCATTGACCACCTATCAGCTTCGATAGCTGTGGGAATCGCAGCACCATTTTTTCAATAGTTGCCAAATTCGGTGTTTGCTTATTATTTTTCCATCTCCATAAGGTAGAATAATTAACCACACCATGTAGTTGTTTAGATGCCTTATGAATACCACCGAATGTTGTTTCTAAAGCATTTATTATAATTTTATTCGTTTGAGTTGACATAACTTATTAATAATGCAAAAGTATGCGAAACTGCAATCGGACAATTTTCGGAGTGTTGAAAATGAATGAAATAAATGGTAATGTCTTTGACATGGAAAAGGAACAACTTAAAGTTGCATTGAAGGCTTTAGCCAAGCAACTTAATTTAAGTGCTAGTGATTTAGCTAAAGAAGCAGGTATATCGCCTAGCACAATTACTGGCTTTCTAAATGATGTGCCTGGTCGTGGACATTATGGTCTGTCAGCTAAAACACAAAACAAATTACATGAAAAATATCCTGAGTTTAAAGAGTTTGTTGATACACCGCCACCTTTACAAGAAGCAGTAGAAGTGCCTGTGATTGGTGTGTGGAGTGCTGATTATAGAGTTGTTGGACTAGAACTTGGTATGAGTAACAACTTTATTACAGAATGGACACCAAATATACATTTATATTCAGCAGTTTTAAGAACAGAGTTATTTTTTGCCAAAAATTTTGCAGAAAAAATGGATCATAATTTAATTAGAGAAAACAGATATTATCTTTTTAAAAACACTTACCATGATGATATTGATACAATATTAGGAAAACAATCTTATGCTTCATGTGAGGGTGGCACTTATATAGGTTTTTTGGGTAAAAAAGGTTCAAACATTACTTTATATAATTTTTTTGGTCAGCAAATAAAATCAGCAGGTAATGTACAAAAAGCATCAGTTATTGAATGGACAAGACAAATCTAGAAATACTACCAAAGCAGTAATTTAAGCCATGATATTTAGTTATTGTGGCTTTTTTTATGCACAAATGCAAAATCATAAGTAATCATAATTATATGCTTGACACTATTCGTATTCGCATATTATAACCGAAATATGAATAATTTACATACAAGCGATACACTCATTGATATGTGGTTTCCATCAAGAATGGACATCGAAAACTGTCCTATGGATTGGTTCAATATCAAATATGTTTATGGTTTAGAGCCTGATAAAATGCCACCTGCTAATGCTAAAATGAGATCAGGTAGTGCAGTTGAGTCTTGTCTTGTTGATATGATAAAGGGCAAAGCTGAACAAGAAGCTAGGGAACATTGGCAAAACGTATTAGAACAACACCATCCTATTAATGATAAAGATGTTCACCAAAAGAATGTATGTATAGGTCAGTTTCAAGATGTTGTTACCAATTTATTAGCTGCTTTTCGTGAAATAAACGTAGAAGCAACTGACTTCCAAGAATTAGTTAAAGGTGAAGGTAAAGGTATTGACCTTGCTATGGGTGGTTATGTTGATGTAACTACCAAAAATTCAATTATAGAAATCAAAACACAATGGTCTACGGCTAGTGGTTTATTTAATAAAGATGGATCATTGAGACTTAGAAAGCCTAGCAAAACAGAAGCACCACAGAAATCACATTTACGTCAAGTTGCAACATATTCTAACGCAGCACAAAAGCCACCAAAATTAGTCATAGCTAATGCCTTTGAATACACAATATTTGATGAACACAACACAGAATTTTTGAGACAAAAAGAACTCAAACAAGCGTTTGAGACAATGAGAATATCAGCTAGAGCAAGGCAAAACTTACTTAAAATATCTGACGATCCAAGAGTCTTTGCTATGTATGCGCCACTCAATCTCATGCACTACGTTTGGAATGATTTTGATGAAGAAGTTTTAAAAGAAATTATGAATATATGGGGAGTAGAATTATGAAAAATATACTTGAATGGATACAACAACTTATAGGTTGTTTTCTATTGTTTGCCACATTTTATGTCACTTACATTCTTATGTGGGCTATTTATCCAGAGGGTTTTTAATGGCTTTTCAGAAACCACCTGTTGATTCAAGAAACATATTTACAACTGGAGTTGTGCAACAGGCTTGTGCAGCAGGAACAATTAAAACAACGGCTGAGTTATTAGAGTGGACTAAAATTACTTCAATGGCTTATGATCGTTACCTCAATAGCAATGGTGTTGCAGTACAAGAAGCTGCTTTTAATATCATTGTTGGTTACTTAAATGGTCTTACAGATATAAGAAATCTTTTAGGTGATCCCACGGCTAATTTAGAGCCGTTTCAAAATAGATTTAGCAATGAAATACGGGTCTTTTATGACAATCAACTACTGGCTAACCTTTATAATCAAACATATAACATGACAAAAGAAAGACTATTGAAATGATAAATCAGCAACAAAACATTTATTTTATAGAAGGTAACCCACAAAAGGGTTACAAGCCAGAATACGCATCTCAAATTGGTGTAATATTACCACCAAATCCAAGTCGAAATGAACATGAGCCTACATTTATATTAAATATGCTACCACAAAGACAAGGTAAAATGGTTGTTTTGCCTAAAGGTCAAAAACCAGGAGAATCTAATACACAAGGTGGTGGGTTTCAACCTAATGCCTATCAACAAGCATCACAATCAACTGGTGGAGGTTATCCCCAACAAGGAAACAATGCCCCTGCCCCAACAGGGCCAAACGATTACGGCACAACGTCTGGACAACATCCTTATGCCCCTGGTGGGTCGAGCTATTAAGTGACATTTAGTAGAGAACATAATGTCTATGTAATCCCTGTGGCTAACTGCCTAAAGGTTTGCATAGACAAACAAACCATAGCTATCCCAATGACAAAAGAAGATTATGGTAATTTTGCTTGGGAAGTCATGCAAAGATGGAGAGAAAGTAGTGACAAGGTTAGGGCTGAAGATATTGAAATATATAAAAAGTTACGTTAAAGAAAACGAAATCCCACCAACTAGAGCAGAAATAAAACTTGCTATTTCATCAGCTTCAGATGATGGGCTTGAGTATGCAGTAAAAAGGCTTGAAGAAGATCAGCTAATAAAAAGAATACCTGGTCGTGCTAGAAACCTTTGGCCTGTTTAACTTCTTTTTTTCCAAGATTTAATAATATTTAAAATTTCTTGCAACTCTAAATCATCTAAATGATTTAATTGTTTTACAATTGCTCTCTTTAAATAACCCCTATTATTTGTTTCTGCGAATTTTAATTCTTGTTCTACACTTAATTCCATCATCTACCTCCTAATTAAATAAACTTTCTTCTATTACATCACCAATATCATTGTCATCAGCTTCTATAAGGTGACCATATATATTCATAGTAGTCGCTAAATCTTTATGACCTAATTGTTTTGGTATCCACTTAAAAGACTTTTTCTCTTTCATTGCTACCTCAATAATAATACTTGCATAGTAATGTCTAAGAGCATGAACACAACCCTTCCAATCAGATTGTTTGCCTATAATTTTAAGTGCCTTTTTTATGCCACCTTTGACTAAACCACCATGAGTTCGTGGACTATTTTTTCTTTTAGAACTTGGAAACAACCAATCACCACCATTTAAACCAATAATATAAGATTTGATTCTTTCTACTGATTTAGCACCAATGTAAACAAATCGTTCTTGTTCTCCATTTTTTAGTTCATTGTATTTAATACCATACCTAGTTTGCACTCTTGTAATTTTGACAAAAGGCTTTGGTGAGTTAAAAAAGAAATCACTAGCTTTTAATGGGCTAACCTCACTTGATCTAAGCCCCAATGAGCATAGGTGAGTAAATAAAGCATTGTCAGGTGTGCAATACTTGTCAACTGCTTCTAAGACTTCTCTAGCTAGTTCTTTATTAGGACACCATACTTGTTTCTTTGGTCTGCTAATTTTAGCCTTTTTACTTTCAGATGGATTGATGTCAAAGTGCTTTTTATTCTCATTATATATGTAAGTAATTGCACTTTTTAAAACACTATAGATATGAACAATGGTTGTAGCTGAAATATTGTGTTTAGTTCTTTTAAGTGCATTAAATATTTTACCCATTCTGTGATTATCTAATTCTGCTATCTTGTAATCAATTAGAGGTTTATCATCGACCATAAAAGGTGAATGTTCATCAGCTAAATGATTATTTATATAGCCTAAATAGTTTCGATAGCTTGTAGGGGCTACATTCTGCTTTGCATAAGGCAAGAAGCTATCAAAGGCATCTTTAACAGTTAAATTACTTTTAGGTTTTAAATCGCTAATTTTACCTGCTTCTTTAATCTTATCTAAAATAATTTCTTTAGTTTTACCTCTAAATCTACGACCATTAACAGTAGCATAGTAGCCATTATATTTATCTTTGTTAAATCTAACTGACATTATTTTGCTCCCTATTCAGATGCTTTGACTAATTTTATCATTTCTTCAAATGTATCTACTTGCCCTACATCATCTAAATATTCACCATGTTCGTCTAATTTTAGAATAGAATATTTATATTCAATGCCCTCATTTTTTATTGACTCATCCTCAAGATCAAAAAAGTATACTTGAATATTACCTTTTGAATTAGTGTAAGAGGGTGCTAAATCGTTATGATATGATGAGTTTTGAAAACCTAATTTTTTCAGTTCATCAATATCACAGTTCATATTATAATTGTCATTAAATGCAAATTTTACTTTTGATTGTTTCATTATCTTGCCCCCTTGTTAATACATTTAGATATAAATTGAGCCACTAATTCTTCATTGCTTTTCATTTCAAAAATCATTTGCTGCTTTGAAAATAGAACGGCTTGACACATTTGATCGAGTACACTCTGACCAATAACTGTGTTAATTAAGTAGTTTAAGTCTTTCTTAAGCATTTGAAACACTTTGAGCCAAAAGATATACTTTTAAACCACGACTTTTAATTTCTTGGTAATATTCATTGGCATCTTCAATATAGGCTTTTGATGCTGAAGGTTGAAATTCGTCTGGATTAAGACATTCAGCAGATTTACTAATACAATCATAGTAACATCTTAAAAGATCATCATCTGACCAATGTGTAAAATTAAACTCATAATTTGTAACTGCACTTCTTTTTTTATCGTTTTTCATAATAGGTCTCCTAACCATTTTCGCTTATTATAATAATATTATATGCGTTTTCGCATACTAATGCAAGTAAAAAAAGACTATTTTTGAAACTTAACCTGTCACACTCAAGGTCATAACCTGTCACACTAAATTTATTTTGGGATTGCTGAAAAAAATCTAACAGACTTTTACAGACTATTTTGGGGCTAAAAACACCTAATTTTGACCTTATTTCTCGGATCAACTTCGGAGTAAAATCAGACCAAAATCGGATAGATGGTTTTAAATTAGATAATGTTTTCAATGAGTTATTAGCTAAGTCATTGTATTTACTACCACAATCCAAATAGAGGAAAGTGGTGAGCGCGACAGGATTCGAACCTGTTAACTTGGCTTGTAAGCCATTGAAAACACTAGATTTATTTTTAGGTACAGACTTAAAAAGATTCATAAATAATCCTCTACTTACAAGAATTTTATTTACTACAAAACTATAAGTCAAATTTTATATTTACAGACTATTGCAAAAAAAGAAACAGACTATTTTTGACCTGTCACCCTATACTCTACGTCTTTTAGCCATCTTGTTTGTTTTAACTTTTTTAACCATTTTGGTTTTCTTTTTCTTTGGCTTCATAGAGCCATAACCTTTACCCATAGGCATGATATATCTCCTTAGTTGTTAACATTTCCATCTGCGTCTTGCAGCTTTCCCTCTTGGCCCTGTCCAACTCCTAGACCTAGCACAAAAAGACTTTCTTCTAGCAGCAGCTTTACTGCCTGGTTTAACTTTACCTGTTACTGGTGCTTTTAATTTACTGCCTGTAGCACGATTGTATTTAGCCCTACCTTTTGCAGTAAGACCACCACCTTGCTTAACTGATAGCTTTTCACCTCTACCAACAGATAGATTTACTGACTTCTTCTTACGTTTAGATTGAGCCATGTAAGGCCCTCATACGTTTGACAAGCCTACCTGCTCTGTTTGGCACTTGTTTATACCAATTAGAGTCAATCATCTCATCAGCAGCTTTATTCCAATCTCTATTATCTACACCAGACTTCATGCCTACAAATTTGCTTAGTCGAGGATAACCAAGATTAAACATCATGTTGGCTATGATTAGCTGCGCATCTTCTGGCAGGTGTTCAAAGTCATCATATAATAATTCACAGTCGTTAAGTACTAACTCTATGTCCTTGTTAAAACAGTCTTTAACTCTTTCCTCTGATACCTCTGTGCCTACATCCATATCATTTTCTGGATCAGTAGCTTTGCACAAGTGACCAATACCAAAAGTTTTATAGCCAAGATGATCCAAATATATTTCGTACTTACAGCCCTCATCAGCTTCTAGTTCTTTTCTTAACTGCTCAATATCCATGATCTTACTTTCTTTTTCTAGCTTTAGCCTGTGCAGTTTTGGATAGTTCATTCATGTGAAATAATGGTTTTGAAGATTTAGTATGTGTCTTACCAGAATGTAACTTGCCATTTGGCATCCTGTGCATACCACCCTTGTGTTCTGTGCCATCTCTAAAATAATGCTTTACACCTTTTGCCATTACTTTTTCCTTTTCTTTTTTTTGAGTTTTTTAAAATCTGCACCAGTTATTTTGTTTCTTGGTGGGGCTGTTCTAGCTAGTTTTTTTTGCTTTGGAGAATATTTACTGAATGGCATTATCTTTTCCTCTTTCTAACTATGGTTTTTACTTTGCCTTTTGGGTTGGCACGTTTGCGTTTAACAGCCGATCTTATCTGTGCCTTAGTCATAGTCTTAGCTTTTGCAGATGGAACACACTTAGGATAACCCCTCTTACTGCCTTTGGCTTTGCTACGACCACATTTTTCATAGCCACCACCCTTTTTAGGCGCAGAAATATCTACCCATTTTTCTTTCTTGAACCACTTTGTAAGTCCACCACTAGGCTTTGCCATTATGCAGTCCTATACTTTCCACCACGTTTTTTGTATGTCCTTACCAAATAAGCATTTGCATAAGCTGATGGATATACGTCAAACTTTCTTTTTGTTTCGGCCTTTACTCTTGCGTACAGAGCCTTGTTTGTTGGTACTGCTTTTTTCTTGGTGCTTTTCTTTTTTTTGCCTGGTAGTGCCATGATCTTGCTTTGCCCTCTTTTTTATTGAATCAACATATTTTTTCCAAAAAACATCAGATATTGCATGAAAGAAATCGTATAACCTCATGTAAATATTACTCATTTTCTTTTCCCAAAAAATTTAGTTGCTGATCTAACTGCAAAACTACTGCTTACAATTATTCCTAAAGTGTATTGATAATACTCTGGCATAGCTT